TAATAAAAAGTTAGTAGATGATAAAACTGGAGAAATTAAAATTTTTAATGATATAACTGTAGGTAAGTATGATGTTATTGTAGTAGCAGGCTCAACACTTCCAAGTAATAGATATGCGGAACTTGAGTTTTACATGGATGCTTACCAAAAAGGACTTATTGATAGACAAGAAGTTCTTAAGAAAACAGAAATATTTGACATGGAAGGAGTGCTTGAAAGAACTGATGAAGTTGGTAAACTTCAAAGAGCACTTCAAGGCATGGAAGATGAAATCAAAAAACTTAAAGGTGACCTGCAATCTAGAGATAGAGAAGCAGTTAACCTTAGGAAAAGAGTTGAAGTTGAGAAGTTTAAAAATGAACTTGACCAAGTTAGTAATAAGGCTAAAGCCGCAGGTACAGTTTATGAAAAACGACTTGATGACAGCTTATCCACCGTCAAATCTAAAATAAAAGATGAGACAACTAAATCAGGCTCACCCTCTTCTGGTGGAAAAAGAGGCAGTCAAAAGGAGAAGAAATAAATGTCACAAGAAAATATACAAACAGACACCCCTCAAGAAGGCGCAAATGAACAGCAATATGCTTCGTTAGAAGAAGCTGTATTTGGCAATATAAACGAGGGCTCTGATAGTGTTGAAAGTGCTTTTACAACAGGTAAAGAAGGAAGTGAAGAAACAGCAGCTCCAGAAACTGGACAACCTGCTAATCAAGAAAATACTCAACAAACAAGCAATGATGAAACTAGGTATCAATATTGGCAGTCACAAGCTGATAAATTAAAAAATGAAAATGAGTCTTTAAAAACTCAAATGAATCAACAGTATCAGCAACAATCAATTGCTGCTAATCAAGAACCTGCTCAACCTGCTAATGAAGAGTTTCCTCCACCTCCAAATAAACCTGAAAGACCTAGAACTTTTAGTAGAGAGGAAGCATACAGCGACCCTTCTAGTGAAAGTGCTAGATATTTAGATGCAGTAGAAGATTGGAGAGATGATATTTCAGAATACAATACTTTGAAAACTCAGTATGACAATGCTATAATGCAAGAAAAATTTGATGCTATAGAAAAACAAAAAGTTGAAGAAGCTCAAAGATTCGAAGCACAACAGCAACAAGCCCAACAACTAGAACAGGTTAAAGGGCATGTTATGGGTCATCACGGTATGTCTGAAACAGAAGCTCATGATTTTATGCAAAAAATGTCAGACCCTAGGTCACTCAATGTAGATAACCTTGTCCAATTATATAGGATGCAGCATGGAGGCGCTGTACAGCAGTCATCTCCTGCCCAGCCTAGTGATAGCTTCAAACAGGTTCAAAATGCTCAGCAAGTACCATCTCCTATGGGAGTGATGCCTTCTGGACAAACAAATAATGATGGACGAAGCTTAGAGGATAAGATTATGGACACAATGGTAGGGAATTTTAATAATAAAAATCCCTGGAAGTAATTTTAATTAATTCTCTACCCGAAGGCTACAAAGCAGTTGAGGGAGAGTAAAATAAAGGATGGAATAAGATGAGTAAATTTTATTCAGGAGCAGCTGGTAATACTCTCGACGGTGTATCTATTAATGATACTAGACGTAAGTTTAATTTCGGCGAGAGAGTTGCTGAGTTAGCTCCAATGCAAAGTCCATTCTTCGTATATTTATCGAAGGTGGCAAAAAAAGCTACTAATGACCCTGTCTTTAAATTTTTAGAGCAGAGACATCAGTGGCAAAGACGTAACTTAGTACTTGGTACTGCTGCAAACATAACTATTACAGTTCATGCTTCAGATGGTACTTGTACTAATAGTAGTACTAATAATACAACATTAAAAGCAATGTATGATGAGTATGGTAAAATATCAGCTACAGAACAAGTTGCTAATTTTGTTGTTAAAGACCAAATTATAGCATTTAAAACTGATAGCGGTGCAGTTGTAAACTGTAAAGTTCTTTTAGAACCTACTGCTGCAGGTGTAATTGCTGGTTCTGGTACTGCTGACCAGTTAACTTGTTTAAATCCAACAGGAAGTACAGAAACTATTTCTCCAGGTGCTATAGGTCAAGTAATTGGCTCATCATTTGCAGAAGGTACTAATGCTCCTACTGGTTGGGAAGATAAATTATGGGACAGAGAAGGATATTGTCAAATCTTCAAAACTGGTATGAACATTTTCTCTGGAACTTCAATGGCAACTGAGTATAGAGGTATTGCTAATGAGTTTCAAAGAATTTGGCAAGACAAGTTAATGGAACATAAAATGGATATAGAACTTGCTATGTTATTTGGTAATGGTGCATCTTCAAATGAAACTGGTGGAGCTCCTGTTAGAACTACACACGGTATTGTACCTTACACAGAGCAATATGGTAAAGTATATAGCATGTCTTATGCTTCATCTGGTTATGATGCATTTTTAGATGCGATGGAAGATTTCTTCGCTCCTGAGTCTGGTAATAGTGGTGATAAACTAGTTCTAGCTTCTAGAAAAGTTATTACTTACTTAAACAAACTAGGAAGTGGTTCTTTCTTAAATAATACTGTAGGTTCATCTCAATATAAACTAGACATAGACACTGTACCTGGTGCTTTTGGGCATCAAGTAACAATGGTAAATACTATATTTGGTAATTTACACTTTGTTCAAGAGCCTTTATTAAGAGGTCCTTGGGAAGATTACTGTGTTGCAGTTGATATGAAGAATGTAGCGTACAGACCACTTGTGGGCAATGGTATGAGTCGAGATACCTATATAGAAACTAATGTTCAAGCTAACGATGTTGATGGCAGACAAGACCAAGTCATCACTGAAGCTGGATTGGAAATTAGTGTTCCTGAAACTCACGCAATTCTTAAGTTTTCTTAAGTAGGAGGATATTATGGCAATACAATCTTTAAAGACGTGGACTGAAACTGTTTCTGGCGGTTATAAAGCCTATGAAACAGAAGAGTCTGCTGTTAATTCAAGTACTGGCGATTCCGTAGCTTCTCCTGCTATCTATGATGACCTTAATGGAAAAAAGGTTATGATAGGATTTGAAACAACAGTTGCATATGCAGACGTAGCTGCTGTTTTAAGTGTAGAAGCTTCAATGGATGGTGGAACCACTTGGGGTGTTGTTGCGACAGCATCTTCAGACCTAGACCCTCATGATACTGCTGGTCAGAAATATTTCGTAGCTGACCTTAGCGATGTTAAAGGGATGGGACCTTTTAGAATACACATGAATGGCGGTACTGGTGTTACTGCTGTTAATTTAGGTACTAGTGGAAAGCAAAAACTTTCTTATAGTACTGAAAAAGAAGGTGTTTCAATTGGTGGAATAGGTGCAGACCCATCTTAATAGGTAGTTTAATAAACGTAGAGGGGGCCTTGTGCCCCTTCTACATAATTTAAGGAGAAAAAATGAGTGAGTTAACAATAACCCATAATGGGACAGCTCAAACAGCAGAAGCAGGTTTTCATCAAAGGAAAGGTATAGTAAAAAGAATAAATCCAACAGTTTTTGTAGGTGCTACTAATGCTGATAAAGTTCTTTTTAATACAATAGAAATTCCTAATGCAGTAAGAGTTAAAGGAGGAACTGCTTACATAAGAAGTATAACTCTTTTAAGCTATGATACAGAAGCTCATAACATAAGTTTATTTTTTATGGGAAAAACTGTTGATGTTGGTAATGCAGGAGACACTTACGCTATGGGTGATAAAGCAGCTTCTAAAGCAGTAAAATTATTGGGTGGAATGAAAATAGTAATGAATGATGGCCAAGCTGTTGCAAAGCCTGGAACAAGTGTTCATTCTACTTCTGGTTTTACTGGTGCAGCTTCTGATAGAGATTATATGCCTTTAATGATTCAGGCTGAGCCAGATACTACTAGCATTTTTATGAATGGAATAGCTTCAGAAACTGTTGATTTTGCTGCAACTGATGAATTAGAAATATTACTTCATATTGAATATTTAGATTAATGGCTACAATCGGTCAAAGAATAACTGATTTAATAGGCAGTGATTACGAAACAATACCTGCTAATAGTAAGTCTGATTTAATGCTTGCAGCAGTTAATGAAGTTGTAGATATGTTGCCAAGTGATTTACTATTAAAGTATTGCGCACATACTACAGCTTTAGAAGATGCTAATGGTATGGATGCTACTGAAGAAAAGAAAGTTTTACTTGTAACAAGAGAAATAGCAAATTCAGGTTTAGAGGTAAGAGAGTGTACAGCAGTACCTTTAGCTCAATTTTTAAAATGTGCAGATTCAGGAAGTATTTATTTTGCAACTGCAGAATCACCTGTTTATACATATGATGCTGGAACAGCAAATGATGTAAAACTAAAAGTATTACCTATTCCTAATGCAGACCAAGCTGCTAAAATATATCATTACAATTATCCTACTTCAGATATATCTGGAGATGATACAATAGCAGGTTTGCCTAATACTGTTTTACAAGCTGTAGTTTTAAAAATGTGTATAAATATATTAAATGCATACATAAGTGATTTTGTTCAAGATGAAGAAGATACTGAATTGCAACAAATGCTAACTGCACAAATGCAATTATTACAAACTAATTTTGCAAATGAAATGAAAAGATTTATGGAACAAGACGCAACACCTAGGGGAGAATAATGGAAATAAAAGAAATGATAGAGTTAGTTCAGCAACATCATCCTCATATGGGACAAACAGAAATAGTTAAACTTTTAAATAGAGCTAAAGATGATTTTTGTGCAAAAACAGAGATTATAAAAGATTCTTATACTACTAATACAGCTATAAATCAAAGGTATTATACTTTAGATAATAGAATACTTAGAATAAAAGAAGTTTATTTAAATGACGTTAAAATACCTATGATAATAGGCAAACCACCTATTGATGATACGACTGGGGAGGATGGATAATGAGTTCAAAAAAAGTAAGAGCGTGGTTTGTAGATAAAACAAAAAGACTTGGTATTATTGAAAAAGGAACAAGTGTAGTTACACAAGATGGTCATACATCTGATTGGACTTCTATAACTGAAGTAAAACCTTTAAAACTATATACTATATCATTAGATGCAGATTTAGATACAAGTGCTTTGACAAATACTTGGACTATGATACCCTTGCAATTTCATGAAGCATTAGTGTTTAAGGCTATAGCTGGTGGTTATAAAGACCCAAGAAATATGGATTTTGATGTAGCACAATACTTTGATAGAGAATATGAAAAGAGTTTAAAAGAAGCTAAGAAGTTTGCTAAAAGCAATTATCAAACTGTTGGTATAGTTTCTTCACAAGATTTTTAGGAGATAAATGCCTACAACCTGGACAAGACAAGCAATTAATGCAACCAATGAGGCTACCTCAACGTCCTCTCCTTCTACAGAATGGTCTAGAATACAGATTGTATCGTCAGCAGGTGGAGGGAATTTGACTATAAATGATGTTGATTATATTACAGATTCTTCTGGAACAGGTAGTTTGCTTAATATAGACGCATTAGATACAACCACAGAAGCTACAATAGAATCAGCTATTGACACCTTAACAAACCTTACTATACAAACATCATTAAACGTAGTTGGAACAGCTAATTTAGACGCTGTAGATATAGATGGTAATGTACAACTAGATGGAACATTAACTGTAGGAGTAGATGGAACTAGTTATGATGTTAAGTTTTTTGGAGATGACCCAGGTAATTTTATGCTATGGGACCAATCAAACGATAGATTAGAAATTAGAAATGATTATGCAAGAGCAGGTTTACTTTTATCTAATACTTTATCAGGGAGTAGTACTAATTCACCTGCTATAGATTATTATAGAAATAATTCTAATGCTGCAGCGTCAGATGTTTTAGGTATAACAACTTATAAAGGTAGAAATCATGCTGATGATGCAGATGTTATATATGCTAGATTACAATCTTCTATATTAGACCCTACTAAAGGTGGTGAAGAGGGACAATTTAAATTAGGCGTAATGGCTAATGGTGTATTTAGACAAAATGGAATAACTATAGCTGGTCAATCAGATGGAACCGTAGATGTTACTTTAGGAAACAGTACTGCTGCAACCACTAATATAGCAGGTGATTTGACTATTTTAGGAGGCAATATTACTAATGCTATTACTTTTGATGCTGGAATATCAAATGCAGGAACAATTACAGGCGGTACATGGAACGGAACTGCTATAGCAGATAGCTATATATCTTCTGCATCTACATGGAATGCTAAACAAAATGCTTTGACATTTGGTATTAGCAATACTAATGCAGTTAAAATAGATGCAGCAGATGTTGCAGATGATGACTATGCTAGGTTTACAGCTAATGGATTAGAAGGCAGAACACTTGCTGAAATAAAATCTGATATAGGTACAGGTAATAGTGCATTAGTACCAGCAGCAGGTTCGTCTGGACATTTTTTAGCACACAATGGAGCTTTTGCTCAAGTAGCATATAGTAATATATCTGGAACGCCTACTATACCTACTAATTATGTTACTAATGATGCTTCTGATTCAATGTTGGGAAGCTTAACAACTGTTGGTAATATGGCAGGCACAACAACAGATACTGATAGTTCTTTTACAGCTGATATAAATCAAGGTGGAAATACAGCAGGTGGTCAAACAAGAACTGCTATTGGATTTAAAGCAGATTATGACTATACAGGTACTAATAGTACAGGAGCAACAACAACATTTGAAGGATTAAGGGTTGAAGCAAATACACCTTCTTGTAATAGTAGTAACATAAATAATTCAGGAGTAGTATCAGTTTTAACAGGAGATAATAGTGGTAGTGGAGCTGTTAGGCAAACAGGTGTAGATTTAACAATAACAGGTGGAGATACTGCAAATCAAACAGGTTTATTAGTTAATACTGATGATGGTTCTACAGATATAAAAATAGTAAGTAGTGCAGATACAGGAGATTATTTTAGTATTGCAACAACTACACATGGAGCTACTACTATTACTACTGTAGATGACGATGCAGCAGCTGCTCATTTAAATATAGAGCCTGATGGTCATGTAGAGTTTGATGGCTGCGGTGTAGGCTTTGACAGAATATTAGCAGAAGATGCAGCTGATGTTACCATTGATTTTAGAACAGGAAATAAAGCACATTTAGATATGACAGGTGGAAATATAACAGGTACATTAACATTACAATTTCCAGCTGTATCAGGAAACTTTGTTTTAGTAGTACAGCAAGATGGCTCTACAAGAACTATAAATGCTTATGCTACTAAGGATGCAGCAGGAAACGCTGGTAATAATGATGGAGGAACTGGAGGGGCTATAAGATGGGCAGGAGGAAGTGTTCCAGATTTAACAGATGGTGGAAATAAAAGAGATGTGTTATCTTTTTATTGGGACGCAGATGAAGAAGTTTGTTATGGAGTAGCGAGTTTAAACTTTTAATGAATGATATAGAGACAAATACTATAACAAGTTATTTTGGAGTTTTAGGTAATAATACTATGGAAGATTACTTTAATAGTTTAAGCAATGATATGGAAATAGATGCAAATTTAATAAAAGATGAATTTAAAAATTTTCATTCAGATGAAACAGATTGGAGCTTTTAATGCCTGATTTAAATGCATTAACTAATCCTGCTGGTTTTAATGACATTGCAATGTCTAAATCAGGAGCTCTTTCAAGCGGAATGGCTGCAATTAGAGATTCTGGTACTGCAAGTTCTATAACTAATAGTCAAAAGTTTATAAATGTTAATCATGCAATAATTGGATTTGGACTTACTTCAGGATTTATTAGTAGAGGAGGACTTGGTTTTGATTTAAGTGGAAATGATAATAATGGAGATAGTATATCTGGTAATACTGTAGCTAGTGCTAATTTAGTTTTAAGAAGTATGCCAGATTTAACTGGAGGTTTTGCTACTATTTTATCTAATACTGGTAACAATATATATGCTTGTAAATGTAATGACTCAGGAACTGGTTTTGATACAGCTTCTTATTCAGCATTAGATGGCTATGTATCAAGTGGTAGTTATGATGGAAATGTTACAGTATATGGAACTGCTAATGAAGCAGCAAATTCAGAAATTTCAATTACTTTAAATAGCACATGCATATCTGATATAAATAGTAAAATATCAAGCGGTGGAAAATTACTTATACTACTTCTTTGTCAAGATGATTTTTTATTTAACACATCTTCAGGAGGGCTTGGAACTCCTACAGGAGGAACTGGGTTTTTTGGAAGGTATGAAGGATTAAGAATATATTCTACTGAAAATGATGTTAGTCAACTTTATAAGCCTAAGTTAGAATTAACATATGCAGCAGCAGCAGCTACAGATAATGCAACATTTTTTGGTACAAATTTTTAATATAAGGAAACAAAATGGAAAAGAAACTAAAAGAAATAACTGACAAATTAAAACAAGTCAAAGAGTTGTTTGAACTAAAAACAGCTGAAGCTAATCACGCTAAAGAGTTATTTCTAAAACTAAAAGGACAAGCAGAACTTGTTCATGAAATGATAGAAGAGAAAAAGAATAAAAAAGAGAAATGATGAATGGATTGGTTAGAACTATTAGAAAGATATGGTGTGCCTCTTGTTGTTGCAGCAGCATTCTGGTGGTTTATACAAAAACAAAACAAATACATTCAAGAAGAGTTATCTAAAGAACTAAGGGAATCATTTGCAAGAGTTGAAGGAATAATAATAAAACTAATTGACCAACAGAAGTTAATGCAACTAGGTCAAAAAGGAATTGAAAGTAGTTATAAGTCACTAGTAACAATAATAACAAAGTTATATAAAGATGAAAAAAAATAGTAAAGAAGATTTAATAATATCACATTTAGAATATATTAGAACTAGAGTAGACCAGATTAACGGTAGAGTTAGAGAAAATGAAAAACAAATATCATGGATTAAAGGCATTGGTGTAATGTTTGTCTTTTGTATTAGTTCTGTAATAGCCTGGCTAGGCATAGATAAGTGATATACTTAGGCTACTTTATATTAGGCTTTATAGTAGTCTTTATTGGAGGTTTAATTTATCTCGAAAGATGGGAATTGTTTGACATACATGATGATGAGGAGGATTGGTGTTAATGGTACAAAAGTTAATAATTAAAGCAGTTATAAAAGCTGTTATGAAAATGATAATAAAAGAAGATGATAGTGTTCTTGCTAGTGGTCATGAAAAACGAATAAAGGCATTAGAAGAAATGGCTCATCCTAAAAAAGATTTAGTTTGTAAATGTTGTAAAAATAAGGAGATAAAATGAAGACAATGATAATTGCAATGTTAAAGAAATTATTTAGCGAAGATGTTATTAAAGCTATTGTAATTGCTTTAGGAGATTATTTAGTAGAAAAAAGCAGTAATAAACTAGATGATAAATTATGGTCTAAGGTTAAAGACAAATTAAAATAATGTCTAGAAAGGGTGTCATATTAGAGGAAGATAGATTAGTAATGCTAGATGATGTTTGCGATATGAAAGGTAGGCTTGTGGATAGTTTAGATGCAGATAAAAATTTAATATGCAAAGAAAAGCCAAGTAAATGCCCTAAATGTTCTTGTGAAGAAATATCAGGCGTTGAAGTAATGGGCACCTATGAAGGACGATTATTTTGGGAATGCAATGAATGTGATTATGCAATCCTAAGATTTGAAGAATATAAGACTGAAGAATATCTTCAGCTTGCGAAAGGATTATGGACAAACCCCTCAGATTGGGGTTTTGTTCCGAAATCTGAATTTAATTAGGAGTTTTTTGATACATGAAAAAAACTAAAGGAGGAGTGCTAAAACGAGCAATAGTAACTCCAGATAAGCATTTTCCTTTACACGACCAAAAAGCTATTAATGTTGTGTGTAAAGCGATAAATATTGTAAAGCCTGATATATATATTGATTTGGGAGATACAGGCGAATGGGACTTGTTTAGTAATCATCATTGGAGGAAATATGATAAACCACCTGATGACTTGTTAATACCAATGCTAGATAAATCTGTTAAACAGGTTAATAAAGGTATGGACCAAATAGACAAAGTTCTTGATAAAGTAAAGTGTAAGGAAAGATATTTTATGCAAGGTAATCATGAAGAGTGGTTAGATACATATGCTAAAAAATATAGTAGACCAAGATTTTTGACACAGAATGCTTTAAAGTTAAAACAAAGAGGTTATGAGTTTCATTCTTATAGCAAAAAAATACCTTTAAAAATTGGTAAATTAAACTTTAAACATGGACATAGAACAGGCATGCATCATGCAAAAGCTCACTTAGCAATGTATGGTGAAAGTGTTATGTATGGACATACTCACGATTTACAGAGGCATACACACACTAGTTTAGGAGGAACTATTAGTGCCTGGAGTCTAGGCTGCTTAAAAGATATTAAGAAAGATGAAGACTGGTTAAGAGGAAATTTGACTAATTGGAATCATGCATTTGCAATAGTAGATTTTTTTAAAAACGGTAATTTTAATGTACAAATTGTGGAAATAATAAAAGGTAAAACAACATTATGGGGAAAGGTTATAGATGGTACTTTATAATATAATACTTCCTAAAAATTACTGGACTAGTTCTGTTAAAATAAATTATATAACAAAGGAAAAGAAATGCCAAAAAAACTGCAAGAAATAAGAAACCTTAATGGAGGAACTGTAACAAATGTGGACGAAAAAGATTTAAGTCCTGATGTTTCTTCGTATGCTTTAAATGTTAATCCTAACTCAAAGCAAGGAGTTCTTGAAGGTATTAATGCAGATGTATTAAGACTTAGTGATTCTATTCCAACTAAAACTACAAGTACTATAATAAATGGTTTGTCTAATATAGATACATGGGGTATTTCTACTGGTCCAAATAAATCTCAATATAAAATTCAAAATATAGGTGTTTTTGATAGTAGTAGCTCTCATATTGTTACAGCAAGTGGGTTAAAAGGATTATATGAAAAATTAGAATTTTATAACGTAGAGCCTATATTAAATACTTTTAAATGCAGATACGAATTTACAAATACTGGAAATGCAACATTTAAACCACTTGCATCTATAACAGCAGAAACTACTGAAATTTCTTACTTGCCAAGTAGTCAAGCAATAACTATAGTAACTGGCTTAGCTTCTGCTTTTGCAAAAACTGACTTTGTAGATGGAGTAGCAACAATTACAATTAGTGAAACTACTAATATAGCTACAACAATTACTAATTTAGATGGAGGTAAATTTAAATTTACATCTCCTACAAATAATGAAATTACTTATACTTTTGATGACTCTGGTTCTTATGTTACTGGACAAGCAATTAATACTACTGAATGTTGTATTAATATTAATGGAGCAGCTAATATTGCGGCAATAGCAGCAGAAGTACAATTTGCTCTTCAATCTAATACTCAAAATGGAAATTCTAATGCTTCTTTAGGACATGGATTTGAAGTAAGAGCAGATTTATCTGCAGCTGTTGTAACTGCTAGATTTACATTTAAAGGTCTAGGTGAAGAATTTGATGAAAATAGTTATATATCATTACATACTATTAGTGCACATACTTTTCTTGGAAGAAGCAATAGAGAAATAATTAAAATAGTTTCTATAGATACTGATAACAATACTATGCAAATAGAAAGAGGTCTTTTTGGAACCTTGCCAGTAGAATATAGTTCTTCTACTAGATATGTTTTGTTTTGCCAGATGTATTTAATAGATGGAGAAATGGTTTCAACAAACGAAGGTACTGTTTATATTTCTGATTGGTCTAATATAAAGGGAAATAATTTACAAGGAAATTCTTTATTTCATTTTGGAGGAGCAAGTCATTATTGGCAAGATTCTTCAAATCTTAATGCACCGTTAAAAAGAATGTTAGGCTATCATGATTGTTCTTCTGCAAATATTACTTTTTCTTCTACAGATAATAGTATGTCTGGGACATCAATAAACGATGTACTTTTTCCTGTTGGCTCTAAAGTAACTTTATTTTATAGTGGTGCTACCGATGATGCAAATAATGGCAAAACACTTACAATTATAGAAAAATCGTCAAATAAAATTAAATTTAAGGAATCTATTACATCTAATTCAAGCACTACTATAACTAGTGGAATATTATACATAGAAGGTGGCCTAATTAAAAATGGTTCTTTTTCTCATGCTATATCAGAAACAAATACTACTGTTGGTGCTAGTCAAATATATAAAGTTAATAAATGGTATACTAGTCAAGCTATGTGGTCACCAAATCCAGCACACAATGTTGAAGGCAACTTAGAATATACTACAAATCAATTTGAGCAAACAGACGATACTGTTGTTTCTCAACAATCTAATAATGGAGTAACTCAAGATACTAGGTCTATATTAGGTTCTAGTCATCAACCTAATAAAAACTATTATCCTTTTCCAGTATCTGACAAACCTTGTATTAAAATAGATTCTACATTTAAAAGAAGTGGACAAACATGGACAGGTATTACTTTGCCTAATGAAGAGGGAATAACTATAGTAGAAAGTCAATTATATACTTTTTGGTATAGATTTTCTGCTAATGATATTTTGTTAATTAACAGTGAATACATGAAAGTTTTAGAAGTAGAAGAGCATAAAATATCTTTAGAAAGAGGCTTTAATAACAGCACAATATCATCACATGTAAATCCACAAGTTAATAAAAATATATCTGTAGCTGCAGGGCAAACTATATCTAAAGAAAATTTAACAAAAGGCAGTACATATGCTTTAACATTTTATGCCAAAGGTTCTGCAACAGGAGTTAAAGGTTATTTGTCATTAAAAATTAATAATAGCTATATAAATTCTTCTGGAAATATAGAAAAAAATCCTACGTCGTTAACTTCAGGATTATTATCTACCCAAGCTACAGACCAATTATCAAATACAGATTATGCAATGCAAAATAGATGGATTCCTTTTGAAGATTTAGAATATTATTATAATGATTACTCAACTAATGAATATAATAATAACGGTAATGTAGATTCTGTATTTAGAAGATATAAAGTATTATTTACTATAAATGAAAATATTAATACAGATTTAGAAATTGAATTTTCTAGTAGAGGTAATAGCACTACTTTTGTAAACATTGATTATGTAGATATGTATGAAGAAGAAAATATTTATTTGTCTTCTGATGCAGGGCTTATAACTTCTACTTCATTTATTAATAAAAAAGGTTTAAGAGACCTTGTAACATATAATACTAACTTTAATAATTTGTCTGTTTATGAAAACTTTAATCCTTTGACAATTTCTAATTTAAGCAAAATGACAATTAATAAATCTAGAGATGCAAGCAATGTAATTACTAGTTCTTCTTCTAATATGACATCTGTTTCTTCTAATAAAGAATTACATTTAGCATTTGGCTCAGGCGAAAATGATACTAGTCCTCAATGGTTAGGATACCCTATGCAAAAAGTATTTGGAATAGATTATTCTAAAGAAATATATCAAGATGAAGATACTGTGCATACATTTAAAGATGGAGGAGCCTATTCTTTAGATAAAATATGTTTAGCAGGAGAATACGAATATATATCTGCAACTTGGGATGGAACAGATTTAGAAGTAACTATGCCTAGTTCAAATCCTCATGGATTAATAGTAGGAGATAATATAGTTGTAAGAGAATATAATGATACTGATAATAGTTGGACAGGAAATGGTGTTTGGTATGTAAAAACATTAGATGGTACAACTCCTTTGTCTAAATTTAAATGTAGAAGATTTAACTCAGGTGTAGGTGCAAAAGATAGATTGCCAATAACAGGACCCAGGAATGAAAAAATTAGCTGGAGACCATACTATTATTTTGGCATAAAAAAAGGAATTAATCATATATTTAGAATAACTCCTGATACAAGAATAACTGATGCTCCTGCATTAGATACTACATATGTAAAAGGTACAATAGAAAAAAGTGCACCTCTTTCTTTTAATCCAGAAACTATTACTTGTTGTTATAGTAAAGCATCTGATGGTCATGATGGAGGAAAAGTTTATGTAATGAATAGTACATTTGACAATAAAAAAGAGGTAAATATTTCTGTAATTTCTTGTACTGTTCCTTATAATGAATGGCAAACTACTGATTTAATTGTAGTTCCTATATTGTTTAAAACTCATTCTTACGATACAAATACAACTGCAGGAAATGGAGTTGATAGGAATAATATTTCTATGAAAGGTGTATCTATTAATTATGCAGGAACACCTTGCACTATCTTAGAAACAAAAGCATCTAATAGGACTTTTGATTTAAATGCAACTAGCAATATAACAAATACTCCTTCAACTTTTGATACTAGATTATGGCTAGCATGCAAGGGGACATTCCAGGAAGGTGATAGATTTTTATTTTGCGCTCATACAAATGCAAGTTCTAATATTACTGCATCTACAGAATTAATTGCAGGAGACAGAACTCCCCCTACTTTTATAACAGGACTTGAAAGTAATCATAATTACGGAAACAGTACACCTGGAGGTACTCAATCTGATATAAAAATGTCTATAGCACCATTTGAATCTACTAATATACATGATTTATGGACGCATCAAGGCACTTGGCCTGATTCAGGAACTGATGATAGTTTAAATGCAACTATACGTATAAATAGGGATGGCGGTTTATCTCAAGCTACAGTTGGATATAGTTGGATAAGAAGTGGTAATGTTATAAGAAATTTAATACTTGGAGAAAATATAGGATGGAGAAGCCCTAACAGAACCTTTGACTCTGGTGTTAGTATTACAATAAAAGATGATTGTATTATGCCTATAGCCGATAATGATGGTGATGGTATAATAGATGGAACAGGATTAGTTACAGCAAATACAACATCTATTACTAGAACTAGCCAAACAATATCTAATAAACTTATTTATGATGGAGAGTATGGATATGAAGGCATTAGAGTTTCTTCTCATTGTGTAGGTTTATTAGCAGATTGCAATGGAAGCGAATGGATACAAAAAGCAGGAGGACTTACATATAATAGTAGTGCATTAGAAGATGATGATGCTAGAGGGCAAATGACAGGTTTATCAGGGACAGGGACTAGAACAAAAACTATAGAAACAGCTTTATTTACTTGTCCTGATATATTTTATGGAGATTTTAGATGGCAAAGCAATCTTAAGCAAAATGGTGATATGTATGGAAGAGCTATATCAACAGTAGCTGGTCTTGTTGGTGGAGACCCTTTGCTTACTCAAAATAACCAAGATTGTTATAATGCACAACTAGAACATGCTATAAATGGATATACTACAACAGATGAAGGTGATGATGATGATGGTGAAGGAGATTCAGATAGTGAAACTTATTATACAAAAGCTAATAGTTTTACTCAAAGACCTGCTTTTACTTCAGATAGTGATAATTATACAGAAAGAAGGGAAGATAATGCTCCTGGTTTTTATGCTCCTACATGGTTTAGTGCTCCTAATCAATTACTTCCATCTCAAGGAAATTATACAACTTTACAAGCTGCAAGTCACGATGATTTTTGGGAAGGAAATGGCTACGCAGACAGTGATGAATATAGTGGTGCTAGCATAACAGGTAGTTCACATAGTAATATGCCTATGACTGCTAGAGTAGATAAATTAAATTACAGGTCTGGTGTTACTATAAGACCTTTAATTCATCCTACTGATAATAGTACTATTAACTTTGATGCAACAACAGCAATAGAAGGAGTAACAACTCCTAATCC